TGTGGACCGGCTACTAATGCGGTGTCTCCTATTTTATAAATTACTCCTTCTACATCCGGTATAGTTATCACTCCGGTTGTATCATTAAATGTCGGAGCAACGGTCGTTACTTCTATGTCAGACCATTCGAACGTCCATTCTACTATGGACTCCTTATCAAGTTTATAACCCTGATCCGCTACAACGGTAACAACAACTTCCGTGTCTTTAGCTATTGGATCTTGTGGACCGGATTGCACAACTAGATCGCCTATTTTATAAATGCATCCGGTTTCCGAAGGAATTGTTATAACTCCGGTAGAATCGTTAAAAGTAGGCGCAGCAGGTGTTACTTCTATTCTTGTGTCGATTTCCCACACAAATACGGATTCTGGGTCAAATATATAACCTTCATCTGGTTTAGCCGTAATAGTAACACTTTCGACTCCAATTTCTAATGCTGTTTGATTGCCGGGAACCAGAGCGGTCTCTGAAGAATCCTTAAAGTACAACACTCCGTCTTGATCTGGTATAGTTATCACCCTTGTTTCTGCATTATAGGACGGAGACAACGGGAATACCTCGCTATCTTCTGAAGAAAAGACATAAGCATCAGTTCCATCATAAACAACAACGTTGTATTCGTTTGTCTCTGGATTTTTTGATAGTTTGACCGGTTTGTAAAGATTGCGACCATCATCGATCATCAAGCCTTTTTCAAATAGGTTTTTAAGTTCCTTTTTAGACACTAAATCTTTAGGGGTCATGTCTTTTGAAAAATACAATAAGTTAGTATCTAACGACGCGTATATAATTGTGTTTTTAACAAATTTTTCGTGGTAACTAGCATAAACTTCGTTTCTCATATCATTAACCTCCTTTATTTTTTATTTGCCATCTCGATCTTTTCTTCAGCCACATTGTTTGACGAGTCAATTTTATTACTCTTAGGTTCGCTTATATTCTTATTCCTGAGTTCGTCTGCTTTCGGGTCATCCGACGGCTTCATTCCAATGATCTGTCTGATTTCGTTCGACGTCATTATCTCGTTTCGAGTAAACTTATCAGCAATTTCAGAAATTTCGTTAACTGAAACAAGCTTGAACAGATCTCTGAAGAATGAAATCGACTGCAATTGTGACCGAGCGGTTTTGGTTAGAAACTTTCGTTTCATTTCATCAACAATAGCCGAGAGAATAGGTTCAATTGTTCGGTTGTAATAATTGATCATTGTTTTATCGTCAGCAGTACCATCTAATATACTCTGAGTGATTCCTAACTGGCTGTATAGCATGCTCGTTAGGTATTCAATCTGTTTCATTAGATTGTTTTCGACTGGACGATTCAACTGCGTAATACGCTCTGTACCATCGGTATAAGCAATACCATATTTTGAACCTGCTAATTGGTCTACTATATCTTGACGCCGTTTTTCAGCTTGTTGACGCCTTGCCTCAGTCTTAATAATATATGGCAATTGAATAATCAAATCCAACTTACCAGAACTGCTTTGTTCGTCTACAACATCCAAAAGGTTAAGTTTACGAATAAGTCGCTGCATAGTTGAATTTGGTTCGTTAATAACAGCGTATAGAGGATTTTCTACAATACCAACTGTACTCTTCGGTAGCATAATATCCTCTTTACGACCTGTTTTCTCATTATAAACACAAACCTTAACATGGCTTGGATACCATTCCAAAATTTTTCCGGTTCGCATTGAGAGAATATCATAAGAACCAGTAATTTCGGGATTAAAGTTTGTGTCAACTGGAACAATAGCGACACATCCTTCATCCAGCATTGACATAACTATGTCCTGAATAAAGGCTCTTCCGGTTTGATCAATGTTAGCTTCAATGGTGAGACAGTTGTTTAACCCCGAATCGATGACAGATAGGAAACGATTGTTTTTGTCAAGTCTTACATGCTGAATGCTAACTGAAGAAGCGTCTAAAGCAATCCGATTGTATACTGAAGTTACTATCGAACGCTCATTTCCGCGTGTTAGTCTCGGTCTATCCGGACGATAAGTATAGCTAATTCCAACATTTTTGTAATAATCGGTGGGGTCTTTGTTGAAAAAAGCATTCCAGGCATGTTTTAATCTGGAAGTAAATGAATTCTCCATTTTGAATTATCACCACCTTCGAAAATAAAAATCCAACTCGATACCATAAGATTCCTTCACTGATTGGTTTTAAGTTTTAATTTAATATCACCAATCATTCCGCTATTATTAGCAACCCATTCTATTTCTCTTTTAGATGGCGGTTTTAGATCGCCTAATTTTTTGTTCAACTCTCGTGCGAGTATCGAGTTAATTTTGGCTCCATATTCTTTTGAGACTTCAGCCTTATCCCAGTTTATCTTTTTATAGACAGCCATTACATTTTGATTTTTAGCCTGCTCTTTAAAAATTTTGTCTTCATTCTTTTTAATCCACTTAGCATCTTTTTTATCGAGTTTGACTTTATCTTTTGTGTTTAAACTTTCGTATGATGTAGAACCACCGTTCTTACGTCTCTTACGTCTAACCCCCCATTTCATTCCGAGAACACCGTAATGATAAAGTTCGTTAGGCGTTGGAAGTGATAAATATTGCCACATTATATCCCTCCTTTACTCAAAAGCATCTTTATTGGCTTTATAAGCGATATAGGCATCCATCATAGCGGCCACAGCGTCGATCTTCTGCTCATATCGTTTCTTAAGTAATTTCCTATTACCATTCGTGTCTTCCAAGGTTATACAGTTACCCATAGCAAAAGACATAAGTTCTTCGTCAAATAAAAGCATTCGCTCCTCAGAAAGTTTCTTTAACTCTCCTAGAGGAACGGACTCCGTTTTTGCACCCTGTATAACTTTTTCGATTCCAAATGGACCGTTTTCCGATTCCCAACGCTCTACAAATTCTTTTGCGTTATATGGGTCGAAACCAAAACATCTAACATCATATCCACATTCGTTTATGTGATTATCCAAGTCTTCATAAACTTCCATCATGTCTAAAACAGTTCCCTCAAGGACAATTAAACTTCCTTCTTTCATGAAATAATCATATTTGATTCTCATGGCAGCAGGGAGTTTCATTAGCGTTAGTGAAGATATATAATTTCGAGTTTTGATACCGAAGCAACCATTAGATAAAGGAAACAGAAATGTAAATGCACAAAAGTCGTCTCCTTGGGAGAGGTCACCACCCAACGCACAAGGCATTTGCCAGAAGTCCCTCTTTCTATGAGGAAGAGTTTCTTCATAAGTGAAGTAGTAAGTATAACCCTCCATGGGAATGCCAAAACGTTTTGCTAAAATATCGTTTCTAGCTGCCGGAGCTTTTTCTGCTCTTTCGACATCCAACTGATATGTTTCATAAGTGACTGTTTTACCAAGATTAGGATTAGCTTTTAACCACATCTCCGGGTTTGAAACCTCATCGATTGAATCAAGTTTATACCACCAAATCGAAACGTGAGGGTTAACATAATCGCCTTTAAGGATGTCTGCTAACTCCATTTTGATTGTGTCACCGCTCCCATTACGAATTGTACCTTCCGAACTAGTTGCCACTATTAAATAATCATCAACTTTAGAAGCACCTTGCTCAATGGCTCCAACGACGTCCTCTCGAATGTCTCCCGAAAGCCATTCATCAATAGTGGCCACTTTAGGTCTGAGACCTTGAAGTTTGATAATGGACATCGGTCGTATTTCTATCAAAGAACCGGTAAGGAAATTTTCAATACCTTTCTTTGTGGAAGCTAACTTCACTCTGTTAGCTTTAGATCCAGTGGTATTTTGCAATGAGCCTTCTGTTAGAAATTCAAACAGAGGACCTCTTGATCGAGTTATGGCTGTACGAATAGGGGACATCACCTCTTCTGCTTGTTTCATTGTCGGGGCAGTTGTGATCTGATGAGTCGTTGTAGTATCTACATTTAGGAAATATGTTTGAATACAGGAATCATACAGAGATTTAGCAGCTCCTCTTCCAACTATAAGATATTGTTTATTAATCAGGCGTTTCTTAATGGTTTTTTTTACGTATCGTCCGCCGCGTCCATCTGGATTTGGTTCATAAACGCTTCTTTCAACAAAGTAATACCAACCAAAAACTTGTTCGCCCCATAACTTAAAACTATCTAACATGTGTAAGTCTCCGCCATCGGTTAAGGTTAATTCAGATTCACAAAATTTAATCCAACCTTCGACCGCTTCGTCATCATAGTAAACTCCGGGATTAGCAATGAGATCGTCTATACGGTTCATCTCCATTGAAACTTCTTTACATACTGGAATTTCTCCTCGAATTATGGCATCTCTAAACATGCTATAATACTTTGGAACGGCAGTGTTCGATAATGACATAAGCAATTCTCCTTATCCTTATTTTTCAAGAATGGCCTTGATTTTATCGAAGTTATTATAAATAGTAATAGCAGTAGTAGTAACAGCCGCTACGGTAGTACCAGCTTTGAAAACTTTTTGCGCATACTCTTTACCTTTATTAATGCTGCTTTCGGATAATTGAGAATACTGTCGTTCCATCTGAAGACGATTTAGTCGATTACGAAGCTCGACGTCACTCATAGATTTAATACTCTTTGGTGTGTGGGCCTTCTTGTAATCTTCATGCGACTCATCGGTCATAGAACGTCTTCTAGCTCTCGCGAGCTGTTCAGGAGTTCTTCGAACACCCCATTTCATTCCGAGAATGCCGAAGTGTTTAAGATCATCTTTGTTTGGGCCTACGTCATCTAGCGAAAGCTCCATATCAAATGAGCCCATTCTTTTTACAAACTCTTCATAATCAGACATGATTACCTCCTCCTTCCTTTATCCAGCATCCATATGAATAGCGAACATTTCTCGTTCTGCGTCCCACGCCAGCTTGGTATATGTCATTTTAGTAGGAGCTAATATAGCCTCTTGGTTAGCTCGTGTATTGACTATCTTACCTCCGTTTGACGTACGTCCATCTGCTAAAATTCCAGGTGTATTTTTACAATTTATTACCAAATACGTATTATAAGTTTTGGCTGCGTTCGGATTTACTTTACGCCACGTGTCTATCGCAAACGTTGGTGATGTAGACGTAGAATATATTCTGTTCTCGGAAAAACTTTTACCTTTAAAATTTTTATCGAACGAATCGAAAGTTTTAGACAGTTCTGCTTCTCCAATTTGGTCTAGTTTTTTAATAAGACCTTCTGTTGAAAATTTTAAGGTTGTAGATCGGTATACCGTCAGATTGTTAACCCTATTTTTACTTATACTATCTTTGAGTTTCTGGGCTTCATTGGCTACATGGGATGGTTCCCCCGTAGCAAGATAATTATTTATAGTTCTAGAATATACAGCAGCATCTGTGTATTTTTTCATACGATCTATGTCTGTTTTATTAAGATTTTCATACACTGCATTTTTATGAGATACTATACCTGTTTTATCAATTATAGAAATTAATTTTGGGTCCGAGGTTAAAACACCAGTTTTCCTAGTTTGTTCTTCTATCATACGTGCAATGTTTTTATCGGTTTGATTTTCCTTTGTGAATGATCTCTTTATGGCGTACTTATATTCTCTAGGATTTAACCTGTTACCAATACTATACCCAGCCTCTCTTATTTTGGATTTAAGGGTAGATTCTGCTCCGAGAATTCTATCATGGCTTTGTCTTTTTTTACCTAATGCGGTTCTCGTACCGTCTTTGTTCTGGTAACGACGAACTCCCCACTTCATTCCTAATACACCGTGGTGTTTAAGATAATCGTAGTGGTTTAGATAATCGTAGTGAGCTAAATAATCGTTACCCATTTCACATTTCCTCCTCTTCAATTGTTTTTACAGGATCCGCCGCAACTTGAATTCTCCATTCAAGCTCTGATATAATTCGGTTTGCAGACTCGATCACAGCGGAACTAAGTGGAGGATCGAAAAGAAGTTTTACCTTCATGTACGTATAAGACTTTATTAATTCCCATTTTGAATTTTCTGGAACAAAGTCCCCCCACACAGATGATTTGTCTTTGATTGAAAAACCTTCGGCGGGACCGACACCAATCTGAGTTAAAATTGAAAGCACAGAATTGATGTGCATGATTAAATCCGCATCGAAGTGTGTATACTCTTCCGCAATTCCGAGTAGTTTTTTAATTGATGTTAGTATACTCTCCATGTAATCCTCCTTTACGGCTGAATCGCAATAAATTTCTTCATACAGAAACCTTCGATACCCACAGCTGTGCAAACTTTATAGAATTCTTCGGTTGATTCTTTTTCGTCAATCATTAGCTCTGTCTGACAAACAATCTTGCATACGACTGGGGCTTCAACGGTTGGTTTTTCGCGAACGTTAAGTTTCTTACAATTCGACACGAGACCGATTTTAATCCCCTCTATCTCGTCGTTAGTTTCAGATACATACGTATCGTTAACTGTGTCATTCTGGCACATTTATCGATTCCTCCTTTTATTTTTGCCTCCAAGGGCAAGTATCATTTTTACTTCTTTCAATCGGTGCTTTGATTAATAAGTTTTCATCACCATAGTGTATTGCATTGTGGGTTGAGTGTGTAGTAGAGATTAAGTATTCTGGGTCTAACAAAAATTCACTTTGTTCAGCGATGTCTCTTGGTAGAATAGGATTCATGTGATGAATATAAATCTTTCCTCGAATCTCATAATCTTCGAGACCGAGATCACAACCATTGTCCCTTACAATTACAAAATCTCGAATAGCTTTCCATTCGGGCGACTTATAAAAGTTCTGATTTATGAATCTATCAAACCCGAATGTCTCTTCACCAACGGTTCCGTTAAGTTTTAAATATCGGTATCGTTCCTCAAAAGTGTTCAACTTGGATAACTCTGAATATGTTCTAATCATTTGGACTCCGGTTCCAATTTTTATAGTCCGAATCTATACCTTTATAGAACGGAATCATTTCAGGAACGATCCTCTGAATATAACCTCTTTTGTCAACCTCGATGGTTATGATCCATCCTCCAAGATGAACGCTTATACCTTTTCCTCTGGTGAATGGGGTTTGTGTTTGGAAACATCCTGCCTGGAAACAATGAACATTCCGATAGAACAAATATTCAAGTTTGTGATAATGTCCTATTGCTAGAATATTAGGTTTGCTATCTGCTTCCATCGCATCAATCATCTTTTGTGGTTTATAAGATAGGGCATAGGCAATCCCATCCCAAGGGTGACGCAATTCAAGAATACAATTAGGAGTGATTTCGATTCTTGCACAATCTCTTCCAAGATACTTCATGTCTTTTCGTTTCATGGATATGATTTTACCAATATCGACGCCACATCTTTTGTAAATGCTCGAGTCATGATTGCCCGTAATAAAGTGAGTCGTGATACCATCTATTCTAGGATAGTTAGTTACGATTTCGTTGATGTGATCATCCGCACCCTGAGTGTAACATTCATACTGGTGACCGGTTCTCATTTGTTCGCCTTCGTCTATGTCTCCAGCATGATAAATATCTTTAATACCTCTTCGAGAACAAACCTCATAGAATTTTTGAAGATATGTAAGTTGAGTGTATTTGGAATTTATATGAGTATCACTAATTAGTCCAAAAGAAAGAACTCGATTACCGCTCCATTCTTGAATATGTGTCGTGGGGTCTAAATTTTCGAAAACCGTAAATCTACCGGTTTTGTTTTTTGCAGCGGATTGTTCAGATTGTTCAGATTGTTCAGATTGTTTAGTTTTTTCACTTTTTAAAAACTCTCGAACTTCGTCTTCTGGTTTACCAACACATTCTGCAATTTTTCTATATGCTTGATGATGTCTATACATTTTTTTAGCTGTTGTTTTCCAGTCATTCATTCAATCACCTCCGTTAAATAAATATACAGTCGAGGCACATCTTATCAATCATCTGAACTTCCTTGCCCACTATATTTTCTCATAGCATCAAGAGCATTCTTATATAATTCCTCTATTCTTTGTGCCGACTGTAACGATTGAGTCTTGGCCTCAATCAACTCTTTTTGTTTCATGAGAATTTCTTTTTCAATCTTCTCTTTAGTTGAACCGAGCTTTAAATAATGTGCAATGACCTGAGAAGAAGCAGTTCCTTCTAACAACTGCTTTTCAGCAAGGTCAACAGCTAAGGATATCAATTGATTTTCTCTAGCTTCTGGAGATAAAGCTGGTCTCAACTTTCTAGATTTTTCAGAAGAGGTTACACCCTTAGCTTTCTTCATCATTACTACCTCCTCTCGTTTAATATTTGCTGAATTATTGTCATGTTTTGCTTGTAATTCACCGAGTTCATTAATACTTCTACAGCACTTAACAGAACCCATAAGGTTAACCTAAAATCTTCTGAAAGGAGAAAAGAAAGATAAATATAAACTGTTAAACCTTATGGGCTCTGTTGAGTGCTGTAGAAGTATGAGAATGATACCCAAAAAATACCCTCCGGAGATTTTTTTAGG